GTTTTGCTAAAAGAAACTGTAACTAAGTAGAATAAACTAATGATTAAAAACCCAAGGACACTCCCCAAAAGGGGGGGTGTGACCATCACTTTAAAGTAAAGTGACTGAACCTTTTGGGGAAAAATTTGTCATTAAATTTTGAATATAAAGTTAAAACTAAATACCTACTATTCCGGCGGTCTCTATCACCAAAACAGTGTTACGAGATCACAAGGATCACGCCAAGCTCTAGCCCATGGGGACCGCAACCATCCTGTGTTTCCGTTGGTGGTGTAGGGAGCCCCACATGAGCATACTGAACGTGACCTGGAAGGAGAGTTATATAACTCACTCATCCAAGATCTGAATCGTATTCTTCACTGAGTTGACTTTCGTCGGAATTAAAATGTTCTACCGAACCGTGATAACGGTCAGGTATGGACAACAGCCGTCGCGACATGCTTGTGGAATGCGTTGGCGGGTGAAGCCCAGGGTGGGAATACCCGGGAGGGAATTCATCTGGATGTTGCAAATCTGGATGTTGCACTGACTGAAGATATTCTTGTCGTGCTGCATCCCTTCTTTGCCGAATGATAGCCGCATCAAGAGACTGCGTTCCCGCAGCCGAATTAACGGTATCACGAACAACTATACTAGTAGCACTAACTGGTGTGAAAGAAGCAACAAAATAGTTGTTAGGGTCTTGGGTAGGACCTTTGTTATATGTTTGAGTTGGACTATAATACTGATCGGGAGCGTGGAATTGACGCCAAACTCCCAACCCAGCGGAGGTTTTATCCTGTAATAGATCCGCTACTCTAAAGACTGGAGGGGCGCCTATAAAAAGCTCCAGGTCCAGATCATCAGATGCAGCGGAAGCCATCCTCAAAGGTGTATTAGAAGTGGAAGAAGATCCGACTTTATACCGTAATTGAGGTTGATCAAACTGATCCGTGGGTTGGTGGTTCCAGTGCACTGAAAGAAGTGTTGGTGAATAATATGGCAGCTGGAACTCACCCATCTGTTTCAAAGACGGCAACTCAAATGCCGTTGGTTCAAAGGTATTCTGGGCCAAAGATGGATTTTGAATTTCGTCGTTATCCAGATATGAGTAACTTATACTTACGAGGTTAGAAGGATTTCTTCCTGGTTCGAGGAACGTCTTCAGCCTTATTCCTCCTCTATAAAAAGCATACATGCTAGCTATATAGGATAAGGCCGAAGGAATCATCTCACTCTTGTTTCTCGCATCTCCAATCATGTACTGATCTCCAACTTTCGAAGGAGGTACTGGGGGTTTGGCAGCTGGATCTCCACGATTCATCCACGTTCCGTAATACAACGTAGGAGGACGAATCATGGCAACCGCCAATCCCTTAAACATGTCGTTAGCGGGGATGTTATTAACAAGGCAGTAAGTAAATCTTCTCGTCAAACTTCTAAAGTTACGGAACACCTCTCCTGCGCAATACATTGAAGTATCCTGGCGCTCGATATCAGCATCATTGCCAGTGATTGAAGGGGGGAGAAATCCTTCAACCGCACGCGTACGGGTTTCTTGTGTACCAGGGACAGCAGCAAGGCTACCAGATTGTTGTATAGCTCTAGCTCGGCGGCGAGCGAGAGCATCAACTGTATCGTCTCCTGGTCCAAAAGGCGTAGTCCAAAGGGGAAGGGTCTTGGAATCAATAGAACAAACCACAGGAGCAGTAATCTCCACAGGAACTGCTCCTTCCTGCATATAGAGAAAAGCAGTTACGATTATCGTACTGTTTACTGAGGAGGATGCAGTTGGGTTATCTGCTTCTAAAGAAACCACCATAGATTGGGATTGGGATGCAAACTTATAATTAACTTGATATAATAGGGGAGCATCTTGGGCGACAATGGGATATGATGATTGAACTACGCCAGGGAGTCCTACTCTGAAATAGTCTGGTCCTTGTAAACTGGCATAAAGGGCTATATGTTGTTCTGTACCTACAACCCATGGTGCAAAATCAAACGTCATCAAATATTTATTTTGATCAGTTATCTTCATCACCTGGGAATTTATGTCAGCTACGGTTCCAGACTGTTGTATTGCATAAGGGACATAGGGGCTTGCTGTTGGGGCTTGGACTTGGAAATCGTCTCCAGCTCTAACTTCCACGACGCACTCGATTTCTTTTGATACGATAGAACTAGCGCACACTAATGGATTTAGTGCGCGCACGTATATCACACCCGTTGAACTCGAGAGTACTGGGTCATTCTTGATAGGATCAACACTTGGAGCAATTTTCTTCCACGGTTGAGGAGATATGTAAGGAATAGTGAGCGAAACTTCAGTATTTTCACGAATATCGACCACATTCCTATATACATATTCCATACGCGTAGCGTCAACTTTGCTCGCAAATGGATGATACGTAAATTCAACGCGACCAGAATGGAAATTAGTCTTAACGAATCTAAAAGTGTATACTAAAGATCCAGTCCAATAGGCAAAGGGGGCAATAGCATAGTTCAGAGTAGTTGGTTGTCGCCATTGTTGTGTAAGGCCAGCTGATGATGATTGTAAGAAATAGGTGGCGGGTACGTTATACATAGGGGAAACTGCTGACTTCCACAACAAGGTAAGAGGTTTTGTATTACTACCAAACTTAAAATTATCTACATATTGGGGGATTCGTTTTACAAAATCAAAGGACATCTCATCTACATCTGATCCAACCAATCCTGGATAGTTTTCAATATTATTAGAGGCACTGAGGGCTAACACATGCGAATGATCAAGCCCGTCAGCTGTCGCAAAATGTTCAGAAGGTCTATTAAGCACGGCTGTACCTGACTCAGCAGGTAGAGGCTTAGACCAACCAAATAAATTTGCTACTCCCAAAGCTGCTCCGGCTAAGCCGTTCACAACTTGGGAGCCTGCTCCAATAATTCGATTACTAAATCCAGTTATGGCTTCTTGCGCTCTTGTCTTTTTCACCGTTTGGGGACTTGCCTGGGTCGGGGCGGATCCTGAATTTCCTACTTTTCCTGATTGTTGTTTTGCCTGGGATCCATATTTTGCTGATGTGGGTGCTCCTAAAACTATATCTTCATATTTTGCCCACAACAGACAATTTAAACCGGGGTCAGTGGGTTCTGCTACATTAAGAGGACTATATACTAAAATCTGAACTTCTGCCCAATCGAATATGTTTTCTATTAAATCATATGAGTTATAAGGGGAAATAAAGGGAATCCTAAGTAAAACCTCTGTCTGTTTCGAGATATCTATTTGTACGTGATTTACGGCTTGTGCGGTGGTTATGCTCTTGAAGATGAAGTCCTTCCTCCCACCCAATAGGGTTGGCATAGGGACTGCTACCATCATGAGGCGGCCGCACTGAAAGGGTTGGCTGTTGATTTCTAATCGGAGGACACACGTTCCTCTGAAGCTGGTAAAACCGTCCAGTTTGTCTTTCAGCATACTTGTCATCGTACCGGTGGGAATTCGAAGCGAGTTGTTTTGCAGCGAAGGAAGAATATTCTGGGGCCTGGAAGCACTCGGCGACCACGTAAACGAGGAAACCAATTGCTCCCTTCCTAAAAAAGAGATTACTGAATGAGTCCGCTCATCAGTATGTTGTAGGGTATCTCTCATAGGAAGGGGTACTTCTCCTGGGACATGCTCGGGTAAGACTGCCAAGTCTGCTTCAAACGTTGTTATCTGGACTTGTTCCTGGGCGTTTTGCGGGGTCGGGGCGCCATCCTCATTACTGAGGCTGCCGCCTAATGTATTATCTGATCTATTATTATCGTTAAATCTTGACGCAAGTCTATTATTTAATTTCTATTGACGACTTAATCTTCTAGAAACGAGAGAGGGGCTCTGGATTTTTATGGGGCTGCCACGATGCATCCTAAGCAGTAAAGTTAAATAACTAACATCCTTATCGAAATAGCACTACATTCTTATTTTTACCTCTCTGTTGGCCTAAAAATGCAAGATCACATTTCGAAGCTTTGAGAGAGACAGGCCACACGTGCGTCTAAATGTTCTTTATAACACGTATAATGACCAAGTCTCTCTCCCTCTCTTATTAGTATAGGTTGATAAATATTCCATATTTCGTCATCATGAAGGGCTAACTCTTTGATTGCCCATTCAAGGTTATCTATTGTTTGGAGCTTTTTATCAGGGCATCTATGCAACCACATGGGAGTTTCCAATATGGTATCTAATGAGAGAGGCGCAAACCATTTTCCAACTTTATCATCCCACCGAAAACTACGTTTAAGATATGAAATCTCTGTGATTTTCCGTGAGGGGGTCGTAGCCGTAGCATCCTTATCTTCCATAGTGTAACTTAAACCTATTGTTTTAAATAATTCAGGGATAGTTAATTGATTAAATACTTCTAAGACGCTAGGGGGAATTGATACGATGTGGTCATCACCATAAGCAACTATTCCGCACAATTGATAAAACGATCTTGCTGACGCATAGCTCATTGAAAAAGCTACTTGCCATATACACAAGAACGATATATTAACAAAAATACTATTAATAATTGCTGTAAGGTAATGTCCACTGGGTAATGAATGGGTCCATTGATATACTTCCTTTCCAGTTATATGAATCGAATTAAAGAGTGATACAAGTAACACTCTCATCACTTTAACGTCTTCCGGCGTCGATCCACAGAACCTTCTAGAAAGTTCTATCAATACTTCTCCAGAGGCTTCTAATAATCTTTGATGTTGTGAAGCATCAAAGCCTTCAAAGTCTCCTGCTACCATCTGATCTGATTTTCGCAATAAAGAACGAGCGATCTCGTCCCAGTCTTGCGAATATGGATTAGTTCCTACTGATATATGACACCAATTCCTATTCTTTTGTAAAAGGGCAACTATCGGATTAAAATATTGTTTACAAGCTATTAAGTAATCTATGGGGCCTGCCGCAAAAAGGCGTGTTTTATGTGCCTTATGTACGGGCTTTCGTTCGTCTTTTAAAGTATCCATGAAGATATGATCGAGAACAATTCCTTGCTTCGCATTTTCTATTATTTGATTAACTCTTAATTTCAAATGCTGACATTGTCTTGAACTTAAATCATATTCTTCGCCGTTTCCAAAGAAATTTTTCCTATTTTCATAGCCTTTCATATGTACAAATGGGTATCCTGGTGACGTATTCCGTTTTATCGCTTGAATAAATGGTTCTCCTTCAATTCCTTTAACTGCTTCTTCGAATGTATAATAGTTTTTAATATTTGCATTCTGCGTTTCATCATTTTTCTTAAGAATTGAAGAGACTTCATCTATTAAAGCCGATCGCGAGTAACTTATTAGTTCTTCAGAAATGGCAGTGGGTATGTTCCCCAACCTGCCTATTCTATAAGCTCTTGGATCAAAACTTTCTCCTTTGATCGTCACTGGTCTCAATGCACATGGTTTTGTTTTTGGGGGGGTTATCGATGCATAGCACAAAGAGGGTTCGATTTTCGACTTACCTGGTTGTGCCACAGGTCTTTCAACAGCGCCGAGCCTTACGAATTCGCAATGCTCAGGGACCTGACTCTGTTCTCGTGGGTATTCTAATAGTGGGGTTCGTATACGTTGTTCAAATTGCTTTTCCTCAGGAAATAAAGACAAAATCTTTAACACGTCTTCTTGATAGATTGGTGTTGCAAATCCCTGTCCCGTTCCCTGCATTCCAGCAACATGAATTCCGCATATTTTACCGGGATTTATTTGTGTATTCCTTACTATTAGTGGGGCCCCACATTCCGTTGGTCGCGTGTCCATATTATATGTCCACGCATCTCGTATATACCTTAATTCAGCCGTTTCTTCATCTCCAACTGCAAGTTTTTCCGTTCTTGTTAATTGCGATTTTCCAGTTCCAAAACGAATGAGCAAAACTGCTCGATCCGAATTTTTCATTTCATTCGCAACCAACACGGGCAAACAAACAGATGTACTGTCCACTCTAAACATATTACTTCGAGAAACGAAAGAAGATGTTGCGTCAGTATGTACTATAGAAGTCTCAACGGCTAATGCCATGAGATCTCTACTCCACACTGGGCCGCCTCTTTCGTCAGGGGATTCATAGTCAATTTTCGTTTTAAGTAAATCTCGTATTTTTATTGCAAAAGATCGTTTAAGTAAAACTGCTTCAAAACTTACTGTAGCTTCAGGATCATTTGATAAAGATTGTAAAAACGCGGTCATATAGTGCTTGGGCATAACTGCAATTTTCCCTCTCAGGAAAAGAACATGTCCAATCACTACATCACGCGTAGATTCTGTTATCTTATACAAATTTTTCCTTGCTACTGACATAAGTAATTCTGCTGCGTTTATATCTTTAACTCCTTCTGCAATCGTACGAGGTAATTCACTTTCAACTTTTGCCGTTTTCGTCATAGTGGGATTATATGCTTCTACCTTAGCTGTTTTGGGCATAGGGGGGGTGTATGCTTCAGCTATAACTCTTCCTTGATCTATAGTATAAAACTGGGGTTGTCCTGCTTCTTTCCATTGTTCACGATAATGTTCATGTACCCATTCTTCCGAAAAAGCTACACAAACTGGATTTTTACCATGAACTTTCTCTTCTACGAATGATTCAAACCAACCCTCAGCCCTAACTCCTTTAACAACAGTGGGGGAATATCCTTCTGCTTCTGCTACAAACATCTCGGGACTCATAACTTGCTCTTTCTTCTTTTCTTGCTTAAAGGTGTTTACTATACTATAATACATTTTAAGGAAAGCTAAACTAGTTGCTAACACAGTTAACATTACTCCTGCCTTGACTAAATATGGATGTTGTTCTCTAAAATTACGCCATTGATTATGTAATTCCTCTCGTTTAGTCTTAAAATATTCGCTACATTGTCTTAAAGAATAAAAGAGATTTCTCTTATCATAATCGTCATGCCATGGCTTCGCATCATTTTGAAATTCATTTACTTGATTATTTATCGCATCTAAGGCCATCCAGGGCATAAAAATGGACCGGACAGTACCCCAGACGTATTTTTCACTTAAAAATTTAAACTTCTCATATTTCGTCATGGGCAAAGCAATACCGTTATTATCTCTAGGGGGTAAATATGACATATATTCTTCACGGGAGGGCATAAGTGGTAATTCATATGTAGGAGTGCGAAGTGGTCTTATTCTCTCATCAATTACATAATTTCCTTGCTGTACTGGCTTATCATCTAGTTGGGATTGAATATAATTATCTACACTATCTACAAACGTTTTACGCCTAAAATATTCTTGTGAGCACATTAAAACTAATTCCTTATATCCTATTGTATCTATTGGGCTGTTATCTTTCATATCATATAATTCTAATTCATAAAGGGAGGGATCAAACGTTTCAGAAATAATTTGTCCATCAACTTTCTTTCGATTAACTCTGACACAAATGTCAAAGCGTCGTTGTAAAGCATCAGGAAAGTTAAGACTTTGGGTTTTGGGTTTTTCCATATTACTACTAACTATTATTATTTTCGATGTAAAATAGGTATTTGCTTTTTGAGCTATATCTGCCATATGAAGGGGGTACGGGAAAGAATTTGAAGCTCGAATTATTTCAAATAATTCAATAGATGGATTAGCTGCACTATCAGCCAACTGATTAAAATCATCAAAGACAGTCACGAGTTGATTTTCGTAACCATCCCAGAACTCTTGTTCAGCTGACCTCATATAGATTAAACTTTTCCAGCATTTCTTCAAATCAATCGCAAATTGTTCTCTTAGGGATATTGCTTTTAAAATTTCTGCCGCAAGGGGATACGTTATACTAGACTTACCTACTCCTGTTCCTCCTGTTAAATATATAGTTACCGGGGGATTACGAATATTAGCTCCTGAACGTTGATGTAACTTAAACTTCTCTAAAATATTTCCTAATTGTTGCACAGTTTTCCATATCATAGTTCTATATTTAACAAATATAGGTTGTCTCGCCAATGTCAAACCTCTACTATATAAGTTCATTATTATGGACCAATTTGATTCAGTCCACGCAAATTCGCCACTATAGTATTTAGCTACAATATCATCAACTTCATCTGTCCAGGTATTTATAGGGGCTGCTACATTCGTAATATCTTCTATCGGATCTAAACCTAACCAAGTTACTCTAAACCAATTAACTACTGTCGCTGCTACTGTATGTAACCATTCTGTTAGACGTTCCAATCCTCTTTCAATTTTTGGATCGCCTAAATAGCCAATTCGTCGCATAATAGTATCTGTATTTTTATTCTGCCAAATTCTATTAAGTATTTCTTTGGGGGGGTCAATCACGTGATTTAGAATCATAGCCGGTAAGAAGGGTACGGAGACTTCATTTTCATTACTTTGTTGTACTACACGGTTAGATTTGAGTATTTGATCTCTCATCTCTGAACCACATACAAGTGAATAAATCCAATGAAGTAAATTAAAAACTATCTTAGCACTAAATCCTAATGTTATCTTAATCAACAAACCAATCGTAGAAGCAGTACAGAACATTATTAATAATGCCTTGCCCGTATCCATAACCGTTTGTTTTAATCCTGATAAAAAGGTACGCTGACTATCTAAAACTACATTACGCATTCTCTCGAAATTAGAATCGAGAAAATCTACCTTATGATCTACTGTGAATCCTAAACCTAATTGTTGCTTAACTCTATTAGCATCTATACATTGCTCAAGTGTATATTTACTAAATACTTTTTCTGCTAAATGTAACATCTCATCCGTTATCAAACTGGCACTTTGGCTCTGAAACGCGCCTGATTGTTGTACGGGTCTGAAATGCTTTAAATATTCTACAGAACAAGCCAAATTTTGGGGTTCGAATTTATCAAAATAAGCTCTAGAATAGAGTTCTCTTAATAAAAATCTTCCTCTTCCGGGGTATCGCGGGGGGTCTATAATTAAACTTATATCAAAATTAATTAACTTATCATATGGGAGACTTAAAACAACTCTTTCTAAACGCTTATAATACTTCCTAATAGTCTTACGGGGGGTCTTGTACCAATAATATGCCCATAACATTGATATTATATTACACTTTAAATGAAGTTCCTTAAATTTACATTCGGGGTCCCATTCATCATTATATCCTCCTTTCGAATATTGATAACATTCACATTCATCCATTCCTACAGGTTGACTAAATATATTATATCTATGCTTTTTCCATAATTCTAAAATAGGGGTACCATAACACAACTCTCCATATAACATTTGACTCTGCCAATAAATTTCGTCGACTATCCAAGAAAATATAGGGTGTATACATAAAATTCCGGTTTTTCTAAATCCTTTATTTATTTCTAAACTTAGTTCTTTAATCGTTTCTGTATGATACGTATAACAAACTTGATGCCATTCTTTCCATTCTGTTAAAAATGGATGCTTTCGTTGAAAAGCTAAATCACTCATCAATTTTGGTATATTCTCATCTTCAATGTGGAGTACGTTAAATTCAGTTGTGGGTTTAGATTGAGTCATGTTTATGTTAATTAGTCCGGCGCCAATACCACTGCTCCGACACAGCAATATAAAGATAAAGGTTAACTTCGACTAAGATGTAAATATCACCGAATATTTACATATAGTTTAAGAAATACAGAGGTTATTGCAAGAAATACATGTCTTCATCTACAATAACTTATTTAAATTCAAAAACTATTAGTACTATCTTTATATCAGTCAATCCATAAGGGACTTGTCAGGTATTGTATTTGTCAAAATTTAACGCCTCAGTTCTTATAACATTGCCTAAACGGCCCATATTTGATTTCACTCAATTCTGGGATATTTGTCAAACAAATATATCTAGGTTACTATAAGGTTACTAACATCTGTACTTAAATTCTAATAAAATTGCCTATCGTTCATCATAAAATGTGACATCTGGTAGTGTGTAGTTGTGTGTGTTTTATAGGGGGGTTGGGAAAGAATGTCCGTCAGTGCCGTAGATACACGTCCATTCGACTAATCATATCCCCATCCGTCAGTGCCGTAGATACACGTCAGCGATATGATTAAGGGAACATATAGGAAGGGCAACAGCGCCGTAGATTAATGACACCTTCTTATATGGCTACTTGTGATGCAGGTTTCTATTAACCAAACCTGCATG